GTAGGGATAATCCCTGATCACATCATCACAAAGATCACAACATCACAGGAGAAAATAAGTTGAGTTTTAAAGACCTAAAGAAAAATCGTCAAGAGAGTTTCAAGAAGCTAGAAGAAGACGTTACCAAACTGGAAAAGAAGACATTCGAGTCTGATCCCAATGAATGGTATCCTAGCGTAGACAAGAACGGCAACGGGTTTGCTGTCGGTCGTTTCCTTCCCCGTATCAGTCCAGATGATCTAGACTTCGCCCGTTGGTGGAGCCATGAGTTTCAGGATAAGACCACTTCGAAGTGGTATATCGAAAACTGCTTGTTCACTTTGGACGAGGGTGCCGATCCGGTCATGGAATTCAATAAGAAGCTTTGGGACTCGGTTCCCGGCGCGAGTGACGACAAGGTGGCCAAGGCTCATCCTAACCGTCAGCAGGCTACCCGCCAATCCCGCAAGATTCATTATGTCGCTAACTTCTACGTCATCGAAGATAGTGTGCATCCTGAGAACAACGGTCGGGTTGTCAAGTTCAAGTTCGGCAAGTGGGCGATGGACAAGATCGAGGCCGTCATGTTCCCGAAGTTTGCCGGGAAGAAGAAGATCAATCCGTTCGATCTTTGGGATGGTGCCAACTTCCGCATCGAAATCATTTCGGAGCGTAAGGACGGTCGGATGCAGCGGAGCTACAATACTTCTTCGTTCGATCCTCCCGGTCCATTGGCTCCCGATGAAGAGCTAGAGAAGATTTACGAGCAATATAAAACTTGGTCGATCAAATCCTATCTGGAGCCCAAGAACTTCAAGCCTTACGCCGACTTGAAGAAGCGTTTGGATGACGTTGTTGGTTATGATACTGCCCTATGGAATGGTAAGAACCTTACCTCTTCTCAGGCGGCTTCGGAACCGGCTCGGTCATTCGCCACGGCGGAACCTAAATCTTCTGCGTCTATTCAGAAGGAATCGGTTACCGATCAGACTGAGGAATTTTTCTCCAGTCTGAAAAAGAATGCAGTAGACGATATTCCTTTCTAGTTTGACATTTTATCCTTACGAAAAAGATAAAGGGGGGCTTCGGCTCCCCTTTTTATTATCCGGTGGGTATCCCTCGGTGTGGCGCTTGCAGCACGGTTTTAGGGTCCACTGACGGGTTTAATGGTGTGAAGGGTGGCGATGCTCCCTGATTAATAACAATGCCTCCAGTGGCCCCTACAGAGGCACCAAAGTTAGAATAATCCGGCATGTTCTTTATCGCCTCCACCATCTGGCGACTCTGGCCCCATGTCGCCACGCCAATAACAGCCAACATGGATATGTGAAATATCCCGCCGCCTTGAAGTGTGATCGGAGCCCATGCGATGATGGGATATTTAAAATAGGCCAGAATGACGACGTTGGCGATAGGCGCTATCAAGAAATCAAACGCGATGATGATGAGATACAGCCATGCGGCAAAGAGATGCCATTGCTTGAACCAGCCTTCCTTTAAAAGATGTGCTTGAATCGAATCGTTGGGATCGTATTCCATGGTCTTCGGCCCTTGAATAAATATTAAAAGTATCAGATATTTATTTTTTCAGGGATTCCATGGCACAAGAAGCAGAAACAGAAACCACCTTCAGAACTTTGTTGGGTGACAGCGCCAGATACCTCACACATGCGGCGTTTCCGCAGATCACGGCGCTACATGATTTGGTTACTAGCTACAAGAAGAAAGCCGACGACGAAATTGGAGAACTAAAGGACGAAGTTCGTCGGGAACGTAGTAGTCGAAGTAGTAATAGTGCCGATGACGAAGACGTTGTGAACACGCTTGAACTTGGTTTTGAACAGATAAACCAGCATAATGTGACCCATGGTGTTCTTCTTGACTCCATGTTGACTGAAAACAGAAAAACCAACACTTTGCTTGAAAAATTAGTATTGGGTGGTGGAGCAGGCGCGGGTGGGGGTGGTTCAGGTGGTGGCGGAATTTTCGGAGACCTTGCCAAAGATGAGATGGAAAACAAGGCCGTTCAATGGGGAAGCAAACTTCTAGGAAGGCTTAAGGGATTTTTGGGCGAAGGTCTGACTGGTAGTGGAACACTTGGTCTGATCGGCGCTGGTCTGATGGGGGGTGGCGCTGCGGCTGCTCTTAATTGGGGAAATCAAGGAGAACTTCACACTCCTTTGACTAGAGGTCATGAAAATGACAGTCCAAAAGACCTAAAGGATTATTATCAGGCGCAGAAATTACAGGCCGGTGTGAAGGAAGATGACTCTAATCTTGCCATCCAACGTGAAGCACTTATGAAGATTGTTCAGAAGCTTGATGAGATGGACAAGAGCGGAAGACATAATCCTGCCGTCGAGAAGCGCAGGGATGAGGTTCAGAAAGAAATTGATGATCTGAGTAAGGACAAGGCTCAGAAGGAAAGCCAGATTAAGGCGCTTCAGAGTGATAATATTCAACAGACGCCACAACAACAGATTGCCGCCACGAGAAGTACCGGCCAAGTGGCCCTGCCTGCCGGGGATGGTGGTGTCGGTGATTATCTCGGTCCTAATGGTGCTGGTCAACCGACATTTGGACAGACTGTCGATGCTCAGAGAAACCAAGGCGCGGCTGATATTCTTGAAAGAAAGCTTGGTGGGGCTCATACAATAACACAAGGTTCGGGCGGCGGTTCTGGGGGTGGCCATATTGGTGGTGCTGGTGCCGCTATTGGTGATAAACTCACAAAGCATCTGATGGAAAAATATGGTCTGACCAGAGAACAGGCTACTGGTCCCGTTGGCGTGATGGGTTATGAGAGTGGTAATTTTAAAACCCTACAAGAAATAGGTCATTCTGGGACTGGATCGGGATATGGATATGCACAGTGGACAGGACAACGTAGAACTGCATTTCTTGAATGGTCAAAGGAACATAAGTTAAATCCTTCCAGTTATGAAGCCAATGAAGGATTTATGGATCATGAATTAGAAACAACGCATAAACATGTAATTCCTCATATAAAGAAAGAATCTACCGCCAGAGGTTCGGCACATTCTTGGGAAACATATTTTGAAGGAATGAGAGAAGGTGGGCGCGGTGTTCCTGCATTTGAAAAACATATGCAGAGAGCCCAAGAATATTACGAGCAGGGTATGGGTACTCCCGGATTTAAGGGCGGCGGAAGTATTGGAAACGAAGATGGTGGTGATGAACATGAAAAAAATATTAAGAAAGGTGCTCAGGCTCTAGCTGCCGCTGACATGGAAACTCTCAAGGGTATGAGGGCCGATGATCCACAGTCTGCACTCAAATTACAAGAATTTATGAAGGCTAATGGTGTCACAGTAAATCCACAGACTCAGGCGTGGTGTGCTGCCTATGTCAACGCCAATCTTGCCAAGGAAGGTATCAAGGGAGCAGGAAAGAATGGAAATAGTCTTTTGGCTCCTGATTTCGCCAAGTGGGGTAAAGGTGTTGATCCCAAGGAAGTAAGAACTGGCGACGTTATGCTTTATAAGAATGGCCATCATGTCGGAATGTATACGGGACATTCTAAGACGGATAAAAGTGGTCAGAAGTATTATGAAATGATTGCTGGTAATGAAAAGATGGATGGAGAACAGCGTAATCCAAATAATAACAGAACACAATGGGGTGGTGTCGGAACAACTTGGAAGACTGCTGACGAGGTTGATTTTAGACGTTCTACACAACAGGAAGCCGACAAAGAACACTTGGATGCTCCACACATCGAAAAGGTTGCCTATTCCGTAGGCAAGGTGATTTCTGATAAGATAGATTTAGATAATATGAAAGGCCGTAACGACTCAGGATTTGATGGTGACAAACGATTCGGTCAGATGAGAAATCGTGGTCATGATCCTCGTGCTGACATGCATGGAAGATTTGGTGGCTCTAATCCTATGGCTGGTGATGCAGGCATGATGGGCCGTATGGGAATACAACCAACAGACAACCAAAGAGAAGCCGCCGAAATCAAGGCCAACGCCGCCAGATGGCAACATAAGCTGGTCGATCCTAAGATGCTGGGTCGAGGAATGCCTAATTCTATGGACAACATGAAAGGCCGTAGCGACGCCGGTTATGATGGAAGTAAAATGGATACCAGCGTCTTCAAGTCGGATGACGCCGACCTAGATTCATTGATTCAGAAGCAAGACCTTATAAACTACGCCGCCCAAATTAATCAGACGGCTATCGCCAAGGATACCAAGCCTGCCGAGAAACCTCAAGACGCCATGCAAAAACTCTTTACAGAACTAAAATCTCATGATAAAGATGGTGCCAAGGATACTAAAAAAGAGAAGCATGACGCTGGTCCTGTGACTCCACCCGACGAACGAATTAAAAAATTGTTCACAAATTACGGTGGCATCGGCCACGGTCCACAATAAGGAAGTTTTAAATGATATTTATTGGTGATATCCACGGCGACACCAAGGCGTGGAAACAGCTTATTCAGGGGCATGACAAGACGATTCAGGTGGGGGATTTTGGGGCTGGCTTCGTGCCGGTTCCCGATCCGCAGGATATTTCCTTGGATCATATGTTCATTCGTGGTAATCATGACTCGCCCCATGCGTGTCGCAACTCGTCGCGCTGGATTCCTGATGGCACCTACGATCCCAAGTATCGTATGTTCTTGATGGGTGGTGCCTTCTCCATCGACTGGCAGCAACGCACTCCCGGTGTCTCATGGTGGGAAGACGAAGAACTGTCCTATGGTCAGCTTTGTGATATGATTGACCTTTATCAACAACATAAGCCTGAAGTGATGGTGACGCACGACTGTCCCGAAAACATGTGCTTTAAATTGTTTCCGGTGGAGACGAGCAAACATCATTTTCCAAACCGAACGTCAAAGGCGCTTGCGGCAATGTTCGAAATCCACCAACCTAAATTGTGGGTTTTCGGTCATTGGCACAGTTTCCGAAATGAAATCATCAACAACACCCAATTTGTGTGTTGTGACATTAATCAGGCGATTGATGTTGACTTGCCGACATATGAATGATAGGTTTTTGGGGTTGTCGTGCATGTCTTTTTAATGCAGACAGTCTCATTTTTTCCCTTGTTTCTTCCGCCACCACACCTTTCTTGCCTTTGTTCCATGGCACATTCCCCATTTTTGAAACACTTATTTTCTTAGCAACATCAATATTTTTTGAAGGATTATCTTCTTTCATCTGTTTACTTTTAAGTGGATTTGGAATTCCTTTATTCCAAACTTTTCTTCCTTTCAAAGATTTTTTCATTTTTTCAATTGTTTCTGTTGATAATTTTGTCCCTTTTTTTGGACTTGTTTTACCATACATTCCATTTTTTTCGCCACTATTTGCAATAGAAATTTTTAGTTTACCTTCTTCGGATAGTGATCCACATTCTCCACCCGAAGTTGAGTTATAACCATCATTAAATGTATTATAAACCCCTATCCAATATATTTCTCTTTCGGAAAGAATATTTGGGTCGTCTATGGTTTCTAATATTTCTAAGTTCCATGTTTCTAATGGATATTTTCTAATAGCTTTTGAAAAATGTAATTCTGATCCAGATTTAGCGGCAGACTTATGTTGAGTCCATCTTTTTTCTAGAGAATATTTTGTTTGACCTATGTATGATTTTGTGTTAATCTGATTTGTGATGCGATAAATAATCACTAGAAGCTGATTCTCCGTTAAGGGTTAGGTCTAGTGGATATTTCGAGTATCGCGACTAGATTAAATATTTATCCAAAGGGAGTCCTTAATATGAATGACAACACAAAAAATTGTATCCACGCCAGTATCCACGAATCAGATAAGGACATTGGCAACGACAACAAGAAGCCTGAAAAGTCAAACGCCATTCATGCTTCGATAAGACCAGACGACAAGACGGGTCAGGACAAGGATGACAAGCCTTCGAAGACTTCTTGGATCAAGAAGATTCTTACCAAGAAGAAGTGATTTTACATAGACTGATTGCGTCTATTTTCTTCATCGGCCTGCTGAATAGTCTTGGATACCATTTGAAGGGTTAAAGTCCTTTCAAATGGTATTTCATTTTCAATTTCTTCCAGAGAATAACCGTGATGATGCCGCAGGGCGAAGTTCGTGGAATAATACGCGCTTAGACTATTATGGATTAGAGATACAAAAAAAAATCCATAAGTGAGTTGAAAGTCAGGATTTTTTCATTTCCATTACTGTTTATATATTTCAGAGAATGGCGAATCGACGGGGTGGACAGCAGGAAGTCCTTAATTTTATGAAAGGTCTTCACGTCGAGGCTGTCAAGAAAATCCCGCAGTTCCAAGTGTGTCATATCAATATATTCGTCGTTACTGAACACCTTGTCAACACAATTTACGACCAATTCGAACAGGCCTTCCGCAGCCAGACGTTCCTTGAAGTCCTTGTTGTCATAGATCGAGGCCTTCGGATATCGCATCACCATCACCGTCTTGTCGTCCACCTTGATATTCTTGTCGGGGGCGTCTTCATTGAATTGAACCTCAACCTCTTCAAAATCAATCGAAAGAGGATACTCTTTTCCGTCTTCGACATCCTTGACGACGAAATTTTCCTTACTGTTGACCGAGGCGGCTCGGAGCCTCAGAAAAATATATTCCAGATCGAACAGTGGAATCTCATTGACATCGAAGTCTTCTTCCTGACAGCATACATTCACCACGTCCTTGATGGCCCTGAGAATATCATTGATATCCTTGCTCTCCTTGGCGAGAAGAAGAATCTTTTCCTCCTTGACGAGGTAACGCCGGAAGGCTAGTTTCTTTTTGTTGGAAGGCTGGTCAATAAAAAATATTGGATATATAATTTTAGGTATCATTTCAGTTCCTTATGCGCAACCGCCAATGCCCACTCTTTAAATGTGAATCCTACGGTTATTTTAAATAGGTTGTTGGTCTGTTCCCATGACAGCGGCGACGCCGCAAACATGATGGGTTTCGCTCTCGTCATGTAGGCCGTCTGGATGAGGGCTCCAGTATTGTCATAGATATTTATATCGATCTTGGGAGAGACAACATCGTCGTCATACATCGTCGTATATCTGGGAAGCGTGAAGGTGGTGGTGCTGCCGACCGTTGAGGTTCCTGACGTGGTGCTGGTCTCGGCAAAGTTATAAATTGAATTAATCCATGAATAAAAGAATGTGTATATGCTGCCGTTCTTATCCGCGATGAAGGTCATCTTGATGTCTCCAAAGACGGCGTTATATGGCTGCTTCACCATGGGGCCGAGACCATAACGACTTGTTTCGTTGGAAAGAAGCGCGACGACGGGCAGATTTACATGCTCGGCTCTGAGAGATAGAAGTCTAGGCAACTCCGACTGTAGGATTGAACTATTCTGGGTATTGGTGAATATTTTCGGCAGGGAGATATTCACATCAAATTTAGAGGTACTGGATACCCCATACTGTTGTATATTTGTCATGAAATCATTGATATTGAATGGCATCTCGTTCCCTTAAGTTTTAAGAAGAGAAGCCGCCCAGACGTACTCGGCAGACTTCTTTTTAAATCTATTTAATGGCAACAGGATGGCGTAGTCCCAAGCCGTGGGCGGAACATATTGGAAGGGACTTCTGATGTGGGCGAAGAGATATCGATGCACACAGGGTTTGAATAATTTAAACTGACCCGCCGCCTTGAGAATCTGGTAGGTGATGACCAGCTTGGAAGTCTTATCGTACTTGTTATTATTCATGGTCTTATAAAGAGCATCCATTAACTTCGCTCTCATGAACGGAGGAAGGTAATGGAGGTTGATGCCAAGAAATCCATCATTATAGAATTCAATCGGAAAGATCAGAGGGAATACGTCATAGTATTCCAGCGTCAGTTTATGCTTTGGATCATAGGCGAAGAAGTACAGCTTCCCGATAGAACTTGGACTGATCTGTTCGATGTTCTGGAAGGCGGTGGCATTCTTCTGAAAATCTTTTGGATTGACATACTTCGTGCCATAGGCCTTCTGTCGGAACCACTCTCGCGCTTCCTCCGCATCCTTCTTCAGGTCGAAGCCTTTCAGCCTGCCTTCCTTGCTCAATGTCTCGAATTTATAAACCATGAATCCTCTTGTTTTTCATATTTATTGAGTTTTTCGGATTGACTTCTAAGGGACATTCTGTTAGAAGTTTAAAACTGATTATGGGGTTGTGACATGATAACTAAAGCTGGAAATGAAAAGGTCATCGTTTGGCGGCTGGAAGATGCCTTCTCGGGAACAGGCGTCTTTAGTTACGGAGGGCTAATGAGGGATATAGCTGAATCTCTTTTTTATAGAAATGGAGGGGATTATAATTTCTATGAATGGAGATTTCATCCAAAAGACCCTCATCGTATGCCTGAACCACGAGAGGATGGAATAAGTAATTTTCAGGGTGGTCTTGATTTTTGTGGTTTCGAATCTCTTCAACAATATTATAAATTTTTCAATCCCACTGTCAGAAAAATGCTGGCGAATACGGCAATAAAGTTGGTGGCGTATGAAGTTGAAAAAAAGTGGGTGAAATATGGTAAAAACCAAGTGATGTTCGGACGTTACGAGGCCGAGATTATTAAGAAATATTCTCCCGCTTATCGGCCCCGAAAAAAAGTTCAAAAATAGAAATTTTGCTGTTGACTTAGAAGTTCTAACCTCCTATAATCGGGACATGGAGACGGGGATCGTCTCCCATCCAAAGGATAAAGATCATGAAGCTTTTTTGTCACGACGGTTTATGTAGACGACAACGCCTCCATCGCCGCGCAGCTTTCTTGCTACCTCCGTGGCCAGTGGGTTATGATTCGTGGCATGAGGGCTCGGATCGTTCAGATCGTCAATGGTCGGGCGGTTCTGTGGATGAACAAGGACAAGATGATTGCCGTGTTCGGCTGAAAGGAAGAAAAATGATTAAGGAATATAAGACTAAGTGGTTGGAGGCGATTACAAGCAGGGTCGTGGAACTCTGAAGAAGAAGAGCAAGAATAAGGGTGGAGGACCACGTTTCTGTTGCCTCGGTGTTCTGGGCGAATGTATCTACGAGAATTTCTTCATGGATGCTCTTGATGAGAATGCATATCTTCCGACTAAAAACAAATATTCTTTCGAGTTGGATGAGTTGCATCTTAAAACGTTTGGCCTCTCTCAGTCCGATCAGCAGTTTCTTGTCAAGGCGAATGACACCCATAGGTGGTCTTTCAAGAAGATTGCGGATCACATCGAAAAGAACCTATAAATAGGGGTTCCGCTGGCGTGTAGCTCGATTGGCAGAGCCGCTTCCTCATAAGAAGTGGGGTGTGGGTTCGAGTCCCACGACGCCAACCATTTAAACAGATAAGGAGAAGTTATGCAGATTTTTAATCTACCCGCTGGTAAGTATACCATCGGTGATCCGTGTTATTTCTTTTCAGACAAAGATCAAGACGACTGGCTACGGTTTGTTGAGTCAAATGATTTCGTTGACGATGAGGGGTCGGGATTTCTTCTGGATGGTAAGACACCAGTTGTTGTTTTTCATACCTTCCATGGCGACGGTAAATTTGAAGACGACGTGGGCAACTCCTATCCTGTCGATGCGGGTCTGATCGGCATCATTCCTTTTCAGGAGGGCAGCGACGTTCCTTTCGGTCACACCATGATCGAGTTTGATCGGAACTTCGAATGCTACAATAACAACGGTTTCCTTCACTTCGGAGATATCATTGTCGATACTCAGGGTGACGAGGAAGATGGCATTTATTTTAACGACGACGAGGGGAGTATCTTTGATGACGAATGATGATCTAGTAGGCCGTTACGATTCGTTTCTCCATGCCATGACCTTCGGATACTTCCGAGGAACACGGTTTTATATCACTTCGATTGTGAGGTTTTGATGGATTTAATTACTCTACATATTGTTATTATTGTTTTGATACTTCAGGAGGATTGAAATGTTGTTCTGGTTTCTTGCGTTTCTCTGGGTAGCCAGCGGCGAGGCCTGTTTGTACTTCAGTACCCCGAAATGGATGATTAAAGTCGATCCGATTGGGTATTATCTGTTCGGAACTATTTGTGGCGCAATTTGTGGTCCATTCGGTGTTTTCTGGTTTGTTGAAAAAGGGTATGAAGATTAATGTTGAAAATTGGTGAAGGCTATTTTATTTTTGTCAAGTATGACGACGGCTCTGTGAACCTTCTGAATACTTTCTATCCTGAGAACATGGTTTATGAGCCTTTGAAGCTTCATAAGCTGTTGACAACGGCTCGTCATAAGCTTAACCAGTGGTATGACAGCTTCTATCAGGACCGTGAAGGTCATCTCCTGTTGGGGATCGGCACCCACGACTCATTCGGTGGCTGGAAGCTGGCGAGTATCATCTAAAACAACTTAACAATCAAAGGAGTGAAAATAACATGCAATTGAATAAGTCTGAAATCATCTGGCTGGCTTTCCATGAAAACCGTTCTCGTGAATGGTTGATCAATGCACTGAATGACGGCTTTCAGGTTCGTCATGAAGATGGGGATTTGAAGAATCTCGATCCTGCCAATCTTGTCCTCGTGGAAGTCAAAACGGCCAAGGTTGCCGAGGCTCCCAAGCCCAAGGTTGCCGTAGTCCAACAGCAGGCTTACGTCTATCCCCAGAAGCTTGATGTTGCTCCCAAGCGTCGCGGAAGGAAGGCGGTTCCTGCCTATCGAGTAAAAAAGGCTCTCAGGGCTGTTGATGCTGGATTGACCAGAATTGAGGCCGGGGCCGAGGCTGGAATTTCACCGTCTGCCGTGAATAGACTTGTGGCAAACCGTAAACGTGAAAGAGAAATCACAGAAAAGCTTACGGGAAAGATCACGAAGAAGGCCATAGTAGTGCCTCGTCAGGTTCAGGTGGCAGAGTCGAGTCCAAATTTGAAGTTCGATTATGTAAAACCATATAAGAAAGTTGAATGGTTTCGAGACTCCATTAGTGGTGAGATGATCTATCGTTATCAAGATGAGAAGGGAAATGTTTTCTATGAATGATATTACACGAAAGCTGGCGACAGTTCGTCGCATTGCCGAGATTAGACCCATTCCCGGTGCCGATAGGATCGTTGCCTATCGGGTCGATGGTTGGTGGGTCGTCTCTCAGAAGGACTTGTATAAGGTCGGTGACCTCACTTGTTATTTTGAAATCGATTCATTTCTCCCGGTCGAGGAACGTTATGAATTTCTTCGAAAGAGCGGCTTCAAGTCAACCAAGAATTTGGGTGATGGCTTCCGTCTTCGCACCATCAAGTTGAAGGGTCAACTTTCACAGGGTCTCATCCTGCCTTTGAATGAATTCCCTGAAATCATCAACGCCACAAATGAGGATGGTCAGTTGTGGACTGATTTTCTTGAAGAGGGAGAAGACCTGACTGAACTTCTGCACGTTCAAAAGTATGAGAAGCCCATTCCTTCCAACCTTCAGGGCATCGCGCGAGGCAACTTCCCCTCGTTCATTCCGAAGACGGATCAGGAACGGTACCAGAACATCCGTGGCTGGCAGTTGGAGAACTTCGCCACGTCGCCATTCGAAATCACCATCAAGATGGATGGATCGTCTATGACGGTCTATAAGAATGATGACGACTTCGGGGTTTGCTCCCGCAACATGAACTTGGCCGACGACGCCGAGAACAATTTTCAGAAGGAAGGTGGATCGGAAAATCTATTCTGGAAGGTGACTCGTAGGCTGGGTCTCAAGGAGGCGCTTGCTAATTTTGGCATGAACATCGCGCTTCAGGGTGAACTGGTTGGTCCCGGAATTCAGGGTAATCCCTACGGTATCAAGGAGCATGATTTCTATCTGTTCGACATTTATGACATCGACATGAAACGATATCTTTCTCCGTTTGAACGTATCATTCTGACGGGAATTCTGAGAGGTTATGGTGTCGAGCTAAAGACGGCTCCGATTCATTGTGCTGGCGTCTTGTTTGACAAGATCATGGATGCGGATTACATTCATGAATTGGCCGACAACACCGTCTTCCAGAATGAAAACGGTAAGACTTATCCCGCCGAGGGTCTTGTCTTCAAGGCAAACGATGGTCAGTTCAGCTTCAAGATGATATCTGATAAATATCTTCTCAACGAAAAGGAAGAAGTATGATCAAAGTCTACACACGAATCGAGCCTTGTCCCTTTTGTGACAAGGCCAAGGAGCTTCTAAACATCCATGAAATCCCCTTCACGGAATTTGTGATCGGTAAGGATGTCAGTCGTTCATGGGTCTGTGAGGCATTTCCGGCAATGCTAACCGTGCCGATCATTGTCGATGAAAATCGTCTGATTGGTGGATATGATTCGCTCCTGAATGAAATCACAAAGGTAGGGTTTGGAAAGACCCTGCTTCAGGAGTAGTATTTCATCACCTAAAAATTTCATAATGGCCCGAGGAAACTTGGGCCATTTTTTTTATATCTCCTTATAATAAATAATTAAAATTAGGAGATTGTACTTTGGATTTAAATGTTGTCTACAAAAAGGTTCTCGGTCTGAAGGAGGAAGACGCCGCGTCAGCGCCGAATCCCCAGCAGAAAATGATGCCGAAGCGCCGCACCAAGATTTTAATCAATCCTCCGCTGAACGAACTTTCAAAGACCATTCTTGCCAAGTACATTAAGAAGGCGAAGAATGATATCGGTAACAAATCATTCATGGCCGGTGCCAACTCCACCAAGAAGGGCAACGAGGCGAAGGCGCTGACAGTCGCCCTCATTAACAAGGCGCAGGATCGTTCTAAACAGGTCAACAAGGCCGTCAATAAAATTTCCGAGGGATTGGTGGTGGATACATCGTCTGCCGTCAATGACCCTTATGGAGCCTTGGGAAACCCCAAGATGGGATTCTTTTTAAAGAACCTCGCCTTTCAGGTCATTAACAAGAGAACCGAATCGGTCGAGCAGATCGAGGAAAACTACGATCATCTTCTGGAATATGAAGAAGAATATGACGAAATCATGGAAGAAATCAATGAGGCCAAGGTTGTAACCGCGAAGCCTAAATTGACCCTTGGGAAGAAGACTGCCGCCTCCGTCAAGGCGCAAAAGCCAACCAAGATTGAGGCCAAGAAGGCTGCTCATATGCAGGAAGGCAAGGACTGGCATGTTCAGCATCCTGTCGATCATATGAATATTGTCAACGCCTATAATGATACAAATAACGAAGAGAAGGCCTTCGGTAAGGACTGGTATTCCGACGCGCATAAGCTGACCAAATTCCTTTCAAAGGGATCAGGTCATCCTATCCACACCGTCGCCGGTATCATCGCCAATCACTCTCCCCAGAACGGAATTTATCAAAATTATCATGACGCCGTGAGAGTGCTTGATAAGGGTAAGGGTATTGGTGGTAAGAACCAAGGCATGATGGCCTCAGAAAAACAAAAACATGTTGATGATAAAATGTTTGCTGGTGAACATTATGATACCGCCCTGAAAGGTAAGAAAGTCAAATCCTTCGCCCATCTCTTGGAGCATGGTGGGCAGACCGATCCTTCACGTCCAAAGGTTGTTATTGATCGTCACGCTCACTCTGTCGCATCAGGAGCCCGTATTACTGACAATGCTTTCGGTATGGCAGCCATGAAGCGTAAGGGTGTCTATGAAAATATTGAACATCATTATCTGAAAGCCGCTGAACATCTTCGCGTCAAGCATGGTGTCAATATCGAGCCAGAACAGCTTCAGGCGACGACATGGGCATGGCGTCAGCGTAAGAATCAGGAAGCCGAGCAGGCTGGTCCTATTGCTGGTGAAAAGAAGAAGCGCGGCGGTGGTGGAAGCGCCAAGAAGTCTATGCACCAACAAAGAAGCTGGAATGATTTTGCCAAGACACGTTTCGCTGGTCAGAAGTTGCCCAAGGTTCCCGGTCATGGATTTAAAGAAGAGAAGCCCGAATCTGAGTTTGCCGGTGAGGAACCACATGTGCCATGGCAGAGTACGAAATATAAACTACACCAGAAAAAGCTGTATAAGGCCGAGGGAAATCCAGAGAGTTGGACACACCAATTCTAATACAATAAATAATAAAAATAATAAGAAAAGGAAACAAAATGCCACTTTGGGGAAATTCAGACGTATCGGCTTCGGCTTTCAAGGGGAAGCAGCTATTCATTAACGGTCAAAACGCTGGTCAACATGCCAACGGATCGACACTATATCATAATACCACGCCTTCCGCGACAACAAACGGAATGGTTATTGGTCTTTATGGTGTGACAAAGGCGATGGTTCAGGCTGCACAGGCCAACCACGCAACTAACCTTTCTCAGCCGGGATGGGTTCTTGTCAGGCAGGGAACAGGACCAGTGAAGTCTCTTGTCGCCTCTCCCGGTGGACTTTCTTATAATAACACCGACGTTCTGACAATTTCTGGTGTGGGTTGCGCGAATGCGACTTTCCATCCTGTCACGAATGCAACTGGTGGTATTCTTTCTTTCACCACAAACTCTGCTGGATTTGGATTTCCAAATACTGCTTATGCGACTCAGACTTGGGCCAACGCAACAGGCGGCGCAACTGGTGGATCGGGAGCTACTGTCGCCATCACTCTTGGTGGTCGTGCAGGAAGAATTCGTAGAGAAACATTGGTTGCCATGAAGTCGATGCAGAGTGCTTCCAACACCGCTCTCTTCCCTAACGTATAAGAGTAAAACATGGCCGGTAATAACTCGATCAAACTAAGCGCGATTAATCCTAAAAATAACGCCGATGGAACCGATCAGGTTGTTGCCGTCAGTAACGTCTCAGGTGGAGACTTTCTGATTCCGGTCTCTAATCTTTTTTCTAACACTACTCTCTGGGCCAACAATCTGGTTCTGAAACAAAATAATACGCCTGCGAATTCTACAGCAAATGTGATCGGTGGATCGATTTGGTCTGATGGAACCTATATTTACGTCGCCACATCGAACAACACCATCAAGCGTGTTGGTCTAACATCATTCTAAGGAGATTTTAAATGAGACTTTCACAACTTAATAACATCAACAAGGCAGCGGCGGAACTACTAGGTTTCGAACCTATCAACGAGGCCTACCACGCCAAGGATCGTGAAGCCAAGGGAGAAGTTCGGGATAGTTATCTTCATCACTCCAATATGGTTGGCCGTCATCAGGCTGTCTCGTCAGGCGTCAGTAAAGATAAAGATTTGACAAAACATGATCTTGCAATTATCGCCCACACATTCGCAGCCAAACACTTCAATAATCTAAGTGGAAGCAACTATGGTGAAATTGGTGGTGGTAGTCAGCTTCCAGCAGATTACCACACAGATCGTGACTTCTATGACAAACTGAACAAGCTTGTTAGTGGTCGTGCAAATGCCAAGTCTAAAGAATGTGGATTAGATACAGAATTACGTAAATAATTCTATAAATAGTTGTTATGAAGGACAATTTAACTCACGACAACTATTTACTTCTCTGCGCCACACACTACCGAAACGCACAATGTAGCGGGACGGAGGAATTTCTAGACGACCTTAAGCGTATCAAATACCTTAAGAAGATTTTTACTAGGTACGAATCCAGTAATAATATAGACGAAAGGCTAGTCCTAAACCACATCATTATTTTGAATAATGTGTTCGGCCCCAAATTTCTCAATAGAATGTTATTTTTAAAAATGTTTGATCAGATGAAATATATTAAACCCTTCCTAATATTCTTAAACCTTCTCCCGCAGTTCGTTGATAACGTTGATGGTAAAATATTCGACTCCACGGATATTCCGATGGACGAGCGAATCATTGAAAAACTTAGAGAATTTGGTATAAATAAATAAGAGACATTCATTCTAAGGAAAAGTCATGTCTCAAATCAACGAACTAGATAATAAGACTCTGGATAAATTCATCACCAAGACGCTGGAAAAGCAGATGAAGTCTTACATTTCTGGTAAGGCGAATCAGGCACTTATTCAAAAGCATCGTAAATTCATCTTTCTTGCCCACGACAAGATCGAGAAGAAGGATCAATCAGAACTAAAGAAGATTTTTGGCGAGGGTGTGGAGTCGATGGGGAAGCGTAAGAAGCCTTCCCTGCTTCAGCGTTATAAGCATCGCCTGAAGATGAATGAAGACGGCGAGGCACCTACTAACGCCATGGGTAGCTCGTCTTCAACGCAGGGGCCAATCCAGACTTTCGATCCGCTTTTGGGGCAAAAGAAGAAAAAGAAAAAAGACATAAACCAAGAAGGAAAATGAGATGGACTGGAGTCACCTTTTTGGTATAAAATACCTTGCGTCGGTGGTGGGGGGTGCCTTGATTATGCTTGGCTCCGCTATTGAACCGTCTATTGGAATCTGGGTCGTCTCTCTCGGCGGATCACTTCTGACAGTTTCCCTTGGGCAGGATCAATCTATATTTCATATTTTTATTAATGTGATGATTGGATTGTTCTTTGGCATATTCGGCTCTCAGATCATCCACACATGGGAACCGCCGCTGCCGCAGATTGCCGCCTCATTCTTTCTATCCATGTTCGGTGTGAATATCACACAATATATGATTAGAAATCTTAGAACAAATACCTTTTCAGAAATTGTGACCACAGTTATTGATCGTATTGTTCCATGGAAAAAGGAAAAGGGTGGGATTAGAGAATGAACTTTATAGAAAACTTTAATTTATTCTTCATCTATATTCTGCCCATAGATTTTTGGAATATCATCGAGATGACGGCAGGCATTGGAATAACCTTTGCCTGCATTATTCAACGCGCCAAGTGGGACATCTTTTCTTCCTCGGAAAGTAATATTATCGGAAAATGGGCGGTGAAGGTAGGTCAGTTGGGTCTATATTGTCAGATGATGTTAGGCGTCGTCACATGTGTTGATGGTTATTATAATTATATACATAATTCCAGCCACGTCGTACTGGCCATGTGGGTGCTCTCGGCCTCGTTGGTGAAATATAGTGTTTATCTAAACTTCATAAATGCCCTCGTCCAGAACAAGGTGCGACACATGTCCCTTCAAAAAGTTCATTCCGACCAGATCATGGATTGATGTTGACAAACTTCTAAAACGGGAATATCTTCCACCTTCCATTGGAGGGTAGATGAATTATTTAGTAATTAAATATCTTAGCTTCGTGTCGGCCCAGCTTAGAAATTTCAAAAAGAAATCCGACAATCTGTACAATTTCTCATGCCCCTATTGTGGCGACTCCAAGCGCAATCCGCGCAGGGCTCGTGGTGACGTGTTCGAACACGATGGCACGACATTTTTTAAATGTCATAAGTGTGGCAAGTCCCGCAGCTTCGATGACTTCCTCAACGATCAAGACGCCAGTCTCTTCCGGGAATATATCCGCGAGAAGCTTTTTAAGCCCAAGCAGGAACAGGTCTTGGATTATAAGACCAAGGCACCAGAATTCAAGGCGAAGCTGGTCACGCCTGCTCTCTGCTCGATTAAAGACCTTCCTGACGCCGATCCCATGAAGCAGTATGTTCTGGGGCGTAAAATTCCCGAGAACCGTCTGGGGCTGCTGTTCAAGTGCTCCAACTTTCGAAAATATACAAATGATTTGATTCCTAGTAAATTCAGTGAGGGGGCATTAAAACACGACGAAGAGCGGCTGCTGATCCCCTTCCTGTCGGAGAGCGGCGGCTTCTTTGGCTTCGCTGGTCGATCCCTCGATCCAAAAAACAGTCAACGGTATATCAATATTATCGTTGATGAGAAGGTTCCGCATGTCTTCGGTCTGGAGCGGTGGGACAAGACGAAGAAAACCATCGTTTTAGAAGGTCCAATCGACTCTCTATTTTTAGAAAATTCTCTTGCCACGTTGGGTAATGACATGGTATCATCCATGAAGGGTTTCGACAAAGAGAACCTTGTTTTTTGTTATGATAATGAGCCTCGGCATCCCGAAACGAAGAAGAAAATCGAGAAGGCCATCAAGGCTGGATATAAAGTGGTCATCTGGCCACGGTCCATACAAAAAAAAGATATCAATGCGATGATTTTAGGGGGTCTGTCCGTGAAATATGTTGAAGAAGTTATTTCTTCTCATACTTTCCAAGGACTTAGAGCCCAAGCAGAGATTATCTCGCGAAACTTCTCATAAACCCAAAATCGATAAATAACCAACACACCAAGGAGCTATTTTTTGAAAGAGACTGATTTTCAGGCTAAGGTAATTCTATTTTCCCAGCCTGCCGATGGTAACAAGCCACTCATCACCATCCAGACCCGTTATCCTCGTTTCATTCATTCCGAGCTAATGACGCATAGGGTTTTTTCACGCAACGCTCGTTCTAGTCGGGCCGTGCCTGTAAAGAATTTGCTGGCAGAAGAAATTTATACCCCCTACTTCATGAAGAATCAACCGGGGATGCAATCTTTTGAAAAGTTTCCTATTGATGAGCAGGACGAAATTCAAAAGGAATGGATTCGTTTCGCCAAAGAGACCCAACGTTTCTCCAAGTGGCTGTCAGACAAGGGTGTTCATAAACAATGGGCCAATCGCCCTCTGGAGTGGTTCGGCTACATTGATACTCTGATCACTGCCACCGATTGGGATAACTACTTCGCCCTCCGTATTCATAAAGACGCCATGCCGGAAATCCATGAGTTGGCCAAGGTCATGGATAAGGAAATCAAGCGGGTCATCGAAGAAAAACCTAAAGGTGTATATCGAGTTTGCTATCCAACGGAGTGGCATCTTCCTTATATTTCTGTAGATGATTATATTTCTATTTTGGAAAATGATAATCAGTATAAGGTGGGAGAAACATTATATGTTCCACTTCTGAAGCTTTCCGTCGCCCGTTGTGCCAGAGTTTCCTATGCTCCCTTCGACGGTAACGCCAGTCTGGAAAAGGAATTTCAACGGTTTGAATTGCTTCGTGACGCCAATCCGATCCATGCAAGTCCTTTCGAGCATCAGGCCAAGATGGCGACATGGACAGAAGACCCTACGGGATATGGTGGAGACGATGATTACATCAGAAGTAATCTAGCATTTCCGTGGATTCAGTACCGCAAGATTATCGAGCAAACGTTATGAGTGAAACACCCCTAAAGTTTATTGAAGATATAAAGGCGGCTGTTTCTTATCATCTCTTCGAAGATAATAATGAGTATACACGTCAACAAATCAAGTCTAGTATTTGGAAGGTAGTTTTTCAACATTATGCGATAGGTGAATGTCTTTGTGATTATGATGGTCGTGTAGAACTGGATGAATTAGATATAAAACTTGGAAATTTTGATGAAAACTTCTATACACAAGAAGTAATAATCACAAGAAAAGAAAAAGAACCGCCGTTACCAGTATCCGTGTTAGAAGCATATGATCAATACGTCAACAATGG